TTTTTTCCAGTAACACAAGTAATAAGGCTTTTGAAGAAGACGTATTATTACAAGGTTTTGGAAATGCGCCTACCAAAAATGAGGGTAGCTCAATATCATACGATGACGCTGGACAGCAATGGACAGCACGCTATCAGCATGAAACAATTGCTTTGGCTTTCGCTATTACGGAAGAAGCTGAAGAAGACGGCCAATATGGCTCCCTTGCTTCACGTTACACTAAGGCACTAGCCCGTTCTATGGCTTCCACTAAGGAGCTAAAAGCGGCTAACGTCCTTAACTTTTCACAAACGGCAGGATACACAGGCGGTGACGGGATTGTACTTTTAAGTGCATCACACCCATCTCGCATTGGTACTCAGTCTAATGTGTTAGGTACAGCGGCTGATTTGTCTGAAACATCACTTGAGTCAATTCTTATCAATATTGCTGATATGAAAGATGATCGTGGGCTTAGAATTGCGGCACAAGGTAAGACGTTGGTAATTCCAACTGCTTATACTTTTGTTGCGGATCGTATCCTACAGTCCAATCTTCAAAACGACACAGCAAACAACGCTATTAACGCGATGAAAAACAACGGGTACTTACCTGGTGGTTCACACGTTATGCGTCGATTGACAGACTCTGATGGATGGTTTGTGACAACTGATGTCCCAGATGGACTGAAGATGTTCCAAAGATCGCCTATGAAAAAAGGCATGGAAGGTGACTTCGAAACTGGAAATGTTCGTTATAAAGTTCGTGAGAGATACTCTTTCGGTTGGACTGACTGGCGTGGCGTTTTTGGTTCTCAAGGAGCGTAATATAATAATTTGAAGGAGGGTTCGCCCTCCTTCATACCTTAACAATCACATGATGTGATTGACATTTGCCAAGATAAGGAGATTTACATGGCTAATACAACATTTAATGGAACAGTGCGTTCCACTTCTGGTTTCTCTGACATCACTAAAGATTCAGTCGGAAACATAACAACTAATTCAACATATTCTGAAGATGCTTCTGTCGGTGGTAATGCTACAGTAGCAGGTAACCTTACAGTAGCAGGGTCTGTCTTTTCTGGCGGAATTCCCACTTTAAAAGGTCTAACTGCAACGGCTAAAGCCACAGGAGCCACTATTTCTTATGTTGCTGGAATTAATGTCAACCCATTTACTGGGGGCGCACAACAGATCACTACTCTTCCAGCGGCCACAGTAGGTGTTGTGTGTGTACACGCTCAATCAGTAGACACTACTGGCGGTACTGCCTTTTTGAGCTTTGATTGTGCTGGCAGTGATGCTTATGAAACAGGCAGTATAATAGAAAGTCGTGCAAGTAACGCAGTTACGTTTGACGCTTCTGGTGCTGGGGAGACTTTGTTAAAGTTCACTCCTGCAAACGCGACAACAAATTTGATGAGCATTGGTTCTTACATCTACTTCACTTGTACAACAACAGGTTTGTGGAATGTCTCGTATAACTTCCAACATCTTGGTGCTGGGACTACTGGTGCGTTTGCTTTTGCCACCTAATGTTTAATTAGGCAGGGGGAAACCCCTGCCACTTTTATAAAGGAGATCAAAATGGAATCAGATGTAGTCCCAGTCATTATTAGTGATGAGGTAGCCCTCGACGCAGATGGTATTTCAACAGCGACTTCCGTTGGTAACAACGCGGCTCTAGTAATTGGCGGTGCTTTAGCTTCTGGTGGAAGTGTTACAAATGCCTCTGGAAGACAGGTAACAATATTATCAGCAGGAAATGATTCTTCAAAATCATTTAATGTAGTCGGTACAGATGTAAATGGTGCGGCCCTTACAGAGAGTGTCACTGGAGCAAATGCAGGCACAGCAACAAGTTCAGGTTATTTTAAAACTATTGCCAGTATAACAGCCGTTGGCAACCCAGCAGGAAACGTATCGGCAGGAATTAACAATAATGCTTTAGGAGTAGTCTTTGCAGGAAGACGTAGATTAAAAGGACTTTCAGTTTACTCTGGAGGTACAGCAGGAACTCTTAATATTAGGAATGAGGGTGGTACGGGAACAGAACTTATACAGGCAAGGACAATAGGTACGGACAGTTCTTCAGAAGATCCATTCATTCCAGAAGATGGTGTTTTGTTTAAAGACGGCATTTACGTCACTTTTGTTGTTACCACTGTCGATTTGATTATGTTTTACCATGCATAGGAATTAAAATATGGCAACGTCAAACTCAAAAACATATAGACCAGATGTTGAGGAAATTATAACTGAGGCTTACGAGCGTTGTGGTATAAATCCTGAATCTCGTACAGGTGATCAGGCTTCTTCTGCAAGGAGGAGTTTGAACCTGTTGTTTTCTGAGTGGTCTAACAGAGGTATAAACTATTGGACAGTCACGAATACAACTTTGACTTTAGTTAAAGACCAGACTACGCCATATACTTTACCAGTTGGAACAATAGACCTTATTGATGTAGTCGTAAGAGATAGCGCAGGAACTGACACAGCGGATCAAGCAATAGACAGAATATCAATTTCGGATTACAATCAGATTCCCAACAAGGCAAGTTCGGGAAAGCCAAGTCAGTATATGTTGGACAAACAGTATACGCCACAAATTTATATTTGGCAGATCCCTAACTTAACTACATACAGCCTGAGTTATTGGGCAGTTAACCAAATGGAAGATATAACGGCATCGTTTCAAGATGCGGATGTACCGTATCGTTGGTCAGACTGTATATGTGCAGGATTGGCTAGTAAGTTGGCTTTAAAATATGCACCTGAAAAATTTCAGATTCTAGAAAGTGTATATCAAAAATCATTTGACTTAGCCGAATCAGCGGATAATGACGGTGTTAGTTTAAGAATTTACCCAACAGGATTGAACTTAGGATAATGGCGAGATACGCATCAGGTAAAAAATCAAATGCCATGAGCGACATAAGTGGGTTTAAGGTTAGATATAAAGACCTTAAAACTACTTGGAATAATTTGCGCGTTGAGCCTGAAGAGTTTGATCCTAAACAGCCACAGTTAAATCCTGTAAAAAATATAATAGACGCAACAGCTTTATTTAAGCCTCGCCCAGATAACGATCCTGACAATGTAACTTTCTTTGTTGGATTTACGCAAGACTGGACAATTGACCCTAGAGATCTTCCTAATATTGGGATGAATGGACGAGGTGCAGTTGGCAATGGAACATTCGCAGAAATACAAGTAAATGTTAAAGCTACTCCAGTAGGCGTGGCAGGCACAGGTGAAATTGGAACTTATGTAGGAGAATTAACACTTGCTGAGGCAGGCGTGGCAGGAACAGGTGCAATAGGATCAGTTGCTCTAGGTGTTGCTGAAACAGGAGTAGCCGCAACAGGAGCTATAGGAACATCAGTAATAACTTTAACAATTACTGAAACAGGTGTAGCAGGAACAGGAACTACAGGAGCATTTGGAGAAACAGACGGTTCCAACATGCAACTTTCTATACCTGAATCTGGAGTAGCAGGCACAGGAGCAACAGGAACAGAAGCAGTTAACATACAAGGTTGGGGTGGCTCAACTTGGGGTCAAGGGCCGTGGGGTGATTAAATGAATTACGCAACATTAGTATCTAATATTAAAAATTTTACAGAGGATGATTCTTCTGAGTTAACAGCATCTGTAGATCAAATTATTAGCCAAGCTGAAGAAATGATTTACCAAAGATTGCCAAATTTGCCATGTTTTAGGTTTACGTCCTCAGCGGCAAATCTTGTTGTAGGTACAACCCAATACACAGTGGCAAGTGCAAGAATGATTAGGAATGTATCTATTACGTCTAGCAATGTTGTTAGCTTTCTAGATCACAGGGTAGATTCCTACCTAAGAGATTATTGGCCGAACTCGACAACTCAAGCAACGCCAATAATGTACAGTACGAGTTCGGCAGGTACAGCAGGAACTGTTATAACTCTTGCGCCAACACCTGATGCAATTCTTGCTTACAGCGTTGAGTTTATCGCTCCAGCGGCAGGCTTAACATCTGGCAATACTACAACGTGGTTAGGTGATCATGCAGAGGCTCTTTTATTGGCGGCTTGCCTTTATGAAACTTCTGCTTTCCTAAAAGACGCAAATACGTTAACCTTATATAAACAGCAATTCGATGAATCAGTTCAGTTATTCCAGCAAGAGATGCTAAGAGATTACAC